CTGGTGACCTTCCTGAACTCCACCAACGGCAGGAAGGTCTCATTCGATATTGAGACCTCTGGTGACGTGAAGTTCGACAAGCCTCACTACGATCAGGTCATCTCTGTCTCGCTCTGGGGCGGTACCGGCTCTGTCATGGTGATCCCCGAGCATGTGCTGAGGGAAGATCGTGTTCGGGATGCGTTGGACATCTTTGTCCGGTCCAACAAGATCATCACCGTCAACGGCAAGTTCGACTTGAGCTATTTCAGCGAGGGTGCGGACCACTTCTTTGACGTGATGCTTGCTCACTACGCTCTGTTCCCTGCTGGCAGCACACACGGTCTGAAGGACTTGGCTGACCAATACTTCGGTTCCGGTGACTGGGATGCCGGGAACAAACCGTACACCGCTGCCAAGACCTACAAGTTGGGAGGTCTGGGTGAAGACGGTACGTGGTGGGATGCTCGCAAGTACAGCGGCGGCTCTGGTTACGAACGTATTCCACGGACTATTCTTTATGAGTACAACGCCTATGACGTGTTCTACACGTGGCACCTGTACAAGCTCATGGAGGACTACCTAGCACAAGACCCGGACTCGCGCAGAACCTTTGACTGGCTCATGCGTCTGTCTGACATGTTCGCTGGTGTGGAGCGTCGTGGTATCCGGCTGGATGTGGAATACCTGCAAGAGCTTGAAGTCACCATGACTGCTGAGAAGTTTGAGGCAGAGCAAGAGTTCTGTTCCGCTGCTGGCAGGGTGATCAACCCTCGCTCGCATGTGCAGGTCAAGGAATGGCTGCTGGAGCATGGTTGCCGTGTGAAGTCTTCGGACAAACCGACGATCAAGAAGCTGGTGGAGCATCCCCGAGTACCTGAAGAGGTCAAGGAGTTCTGCCGTGCGCTGACGAAGTGCAGGTTCATCTCCAAACAACTCAGCACATACGTGACTGGCTACTTGGCTCACGTCAAGGAAGGTGGATTCGTCCACCCCGGCTACAAGCTTCACGCAGCCTCTACGGGCCGTCTGGGAGGCTCTGGAGCTTCCATGCTGACGATCCCCCGCGACAAGCGTTTGAAGCGCATGGTGCTGCCTTCAAAGCCCGGTGACGTGATCGTAACCGGTGACCTTTCACAGGCAGAGTTGCGTGTCATGGCTCTGGAAAGCATGGATCAGTGGATGATCGATGCCTTCGGCCCTGATGCCGGTGACATCTTTGACATTCTTCTGAGTGCCGCTGATCCTTCCAAGGATTGGGCAGAGCTTCACCGACGTGCTGATGAAGGCGACGATCCGGGACAGTTCTACCAGACTTGGCGTGCGTACATGAAGGGTGTAGTGTACGGTGTATCCTTCGGGCGTGGTGTGGCAGCTATCGCCGCAGCGCTGGAAATTACACACGAACGTGCACAGCAGCTTGTCAACGGTTTCGTACGTCCGGGAAGCCCGTTCGCACAGTGGCGCGAAGAGATTGAAGACAAGGCCAAGACCGGTGGAGAAATCATCACCAAGTTTGGCCGTCACTTCCAGTCGGAGATTGTCACAGCGAAGAATGAGCATGAGGTTGTCAACTCAGCCTTGAGCTTCACTTCACAGAGTACGGCCAATGACATTTGCTTGCTCGCGGCAATCAATCTTGATCCGCAGCTTGCACAGTACAACGCTACGCTCATGGGCACGATTCACGATGCTATCTACGTGTCTTGCCCTGAAGAACACAAGCTTGCCGTTGGCTTGCTGATCCAGAAGTGCCTGCGTGAAGCAGGCGAAGAAGTATACGGCGATTTGATCCCCTTCAAGGCTGATGCTGAGTGGGGACACAACATGGCATACACAGAGAAATTGGTGGCATAGTGGTAGAAAATATTGAAGGTACAGAAGACTGGGTTGAAGTAGCCCACGAACTGGACTCCTGCTTTGACTGGTCAGCCATTACCGTGTGGTGGTCCCCGAGTGCCCGTAAGTATTTCTGGTACTCAGACGCGGGATGTTCCTGCAACGATCACATGGACTATGTGGACAGTATTGGGGAATTTTCGGTTGGAGACAAGGGCGATGTGCTTCGCGAGACTAAGGATTGGTCCGATTCCTTCCGGGATGAAATTCGGAATCACAAGGGCTTGCGCCTCAACTAAATAGGTACTACAGTAGGGGTATCAGCCAAAGCGGCTGGTACCCCTTACTTGTTAGGAACGAAAATGTACCAAATTCAGAAGATCTACAACGGAGTTGATCCGGCACCGTCAGACATTGAACTTCACACCATCTTTGAGATGTTGAAGGACAACGAAGAGGACGGTTGGCTGAAGCCGGATGCCAACGGCACCGCCGTTTGCGAACTCGACATTGAGGGCTTGCTCAAGCTTCTCCTGTCCAACTACCGTGTAGCACACCGGGAGTTCGACTTCAGTTCTGAACTGAGGGACATGAAGCTGATCTACCACAACGTTCCCGAGTACCTGTGCGGCTACTACACTGTCGTGGACTACTACGGTGAGAAGCCCATCCACTCCTTCGAGCAGTGGAGCCTCTGACACGTGAACACTCTTTGCACCAAGCGTTCCTTCCATAGCAAGCGTGAAGCCAAGGCAATGCTGCACTCCACAATGGACTCGCCAAGCGCTGCTAGGAAGGAATGCAGGTCTTACAAGTGCGACAAATGCCGCACATATCACCTGACCTCAATGTCGCTGGAGGATTTTGAGGCCGAACAGAACAATAACAAAGCAACAAGTAAGGAACTATCTCTGTGACTGAGAAAATTGAAGTAGCGGACCTTCGTGGCGATCTGGTGTCAGTAGGCGACAAGATTGCATATGCAACACGAGCAGGAAGTACCGCTAGCCTGACGGTAGGCACAATCCTTGAGATTGTCCCTGAGAAGACGGCTCCGTCGCACAGCCACCGTACCTTCACACCAATGAAGATCAGGGTACAGTGTGAACACGAGAGCAACGGTTGGACTCCCGAGAGGCCGGTACTCATTGAGGCTCGCCTGAAGCGCTTCGTGAAGGTGGGAGACTAGTGGAGACTTTGGTTTTCCTGTGCTACAGCCGTGAAGGTCTCAAGGATTTGGAGGCAGCGCGATTTGAGCGTGTCTACAGCGACGGGACAGCAGCAAAGCAGTGGATCAACAAGAAGAACTGCCAAGGCAAGCGGTACTACTTCTGGGTGAGTGAGCCTTTGCGTGGCTGAAGTTTGCAATAAAGGGCACGAACTCTCTGGCACCAACCTGCTTATCCACAAGAGAAGTGACAGGCCCAACCCCCGTAAGCGTTGTAGGATGTGCTACGACAATTCTCCTAGCAGGGCCAACCGACGCCAAGGCCCCTCTTGGAATGAGATGAAGACTCTTGCAACTACCTACTTGCATGAGGACATTGAAGACCTTCTGAATTTCGGTGCCACGTACCACGAAATTCTGTCTCGTGGAGGATTCTCAAGCTGGAACAAGTTGCAAGTTTCCTTGAAGCGTCGTGGCCGTACTGATCTACTTGACAGGCTCTATGAAAGAAAGAAGCAACTAAGCAAGTGAGCAGAATACTGGGATGCGATCCGGGACTTGCCACCGGCATAGCAATTTATGACACAGACCTCTGTACGCTCACGTACACGTTTGAAACAGGGCAGGGTATCTACGGCTTCAAACCCAAGTTCAAGGAACTCATGGGTGGGTTGTCCAATCCCTACGGGATTACACACTTTGCCTGTGAGGGCTTTACCTTGCGATCCAGCAACAAGTTCACGGCTGACTTGTCAGGCGTGGAAATCATCGGTTGGCTCAAGGGTGAAGGTTACTGGGGAAAGAAGAATCCCGAGCCTTTTCAGCACATGAGTCTGACCAAGCTGGGTGAAAAAGACCCTAAAGGTGACAGTAAGGTTACCAAGCTCATGAAGCAGCAGGGCTTCAAGATTGGTAAAGGTCACACAAGAATGGCGGGAAGCGTTGCAATCTGGTACGCTTCCAAAGTGCTTTACCATGAACCAACATTGGAACTTCTAAAACCAAAGGACAGCTAATTGGGATCACGCCGCAGGATTGACGGAGCCTCTGACAGGGCATACCGTGTAGTAGAGCAGACCACGTACCAAGACGGGCGTAAGAGCAACAAGTCGTTTGCTGGACCGTACAGCAAGCTTTCTGCTGCTAAGGGTAGGGTGACCATCAAGTACGGTGAGAACTGTGAGCACCTTCCCAGCAACACCGAAATCTGGATCGAACAAACGCCTGAAGGCTGGCAGAAGGTAGAAGTTTAGTGGAACTGGAAGACAAAGAAGTAATGTGCATTGGTTGTGACACCTTGCACGAAACCACTCCTGAAGAGAGTTGGCACCAAGACCGTTTCGGTGCTACCGTCTTCGGTGTGAATGTCGCGGATTACACGTATGTAATCGACATGTTCCAAGGTCAAGGTCCCGGACCTGTGTGCAAGAGCCACACGAGGGATGAAATCAGCACCGTAAAAGAAAAGGAATTCAACTTCAGTGTCTAGGACTTCAGATTTGCAAATTGGTGACAAAGTACAGGTCATGGCCAAGCCGTACACTGGCAAGGAATGGATCGGTGCCCAAGGTATCATCAAGAACATTCTTGAGATGTCATGGGGCAGGGACGAAAACACCACTGTTGAGCTTGAGTTGACTACTCCAGTAATCAGCGAGTGGGAAACGTGGCCAGTAGGTAAGTTGGTGAACGTCCCTATCTTCAAGCTTGAGCTTGTTGAAGCTGCCCCTCCTGTCTGGAAGGTTGGTGACCTTGTTGAGTTCTGGGATGAAGGCAACGATCACTGGCAGGGCGGACGGGGCAAGGTAGTTTCAACGCCTGAAACCAATGGAACCGAGTTCGTGAGAGTGCAATTCACGGAGCGTATCCCTCTGAATGAGTTGTATAAGGTGGGAGACATTGCTGGGGAGTATCCCAAGAACTTGCGTATCCCCAAGGACTTGAAGCACATCGAGCCTGAAAAGACCTGCAAGGTTGGCTTCGATTGGTGCGACTGTGCTCTAGAGGAAGAGGCTATCAAGTCTTCCGATGGTACGTTGGCCGTCGTGGATGAAGCCTTGCCGGAAGCTGTCAACCACCCGGCGCACTACGGTGGAGACACTACCTACGAGGTCATCAAGGTAGCTGAGGCTTGGGGCTTGGACAAGGATGCCTACCTCTTCAATGTGCTGAAGTACGTTGCACGCGCCGGTAAGAAGGGCAGCAAGCAGGAAGACCTTGAGAAGGCTGACTTCTACATCAAGCGCCGGATCGACAACCCTCTGGAGGAAGCAAAGTGAGCTTCAAAGTAGGAGACCGCGTAGAGCCTAAGTTCGGCCAACACTATGACGGGCATGAGGGCAAAGAGCTTGTTGTTATGGCTCTTGCACCTAAAGGGATTCCCAACATTACAGGTGTCGGTCTCAAGGGGAACGATCCTGAAATTGAGCATGACGTAGAGCTTGGCTACGTCTGGTACTACGATCGTGACTTGGAGAAGGTGTGATTCCACCACAACCAAAGCTCCCCAAGTTCCTGTCAATGGTGGAGGGGCGTAAGCCCAAGCAGAAGGCTCACAATGAGCTTCGGTTTGCGAAAGCTTCCATGAGGGAGAGCCTGTACGGCTTCTATCCCAACCCCGAGCTTTCCAGCCGTACCGCGACTGTCTATGAGCTTGTAGACGGTGAGTGGAAGCTCTTGTGGGACATCCCCAAGGGAACTCCTAAGACAGAACTGCCGTGGCTCCAGTAAGTCAAGGCAAGGGCCATGTCCCTGAAGAGAAGCTGCACGAGTACCGCAAGCTTGCCAGCATGGCTCGCCAGTGTAAGACTCTCGGAAATCAGCACAGCAACAAGGGCGACATAAGCAGGGCTGAAAAGCTCTGGGAGTGGTCCCTTGAGTTGTGGGAAGAGGCAAACGCCTTGCGTGTAGACCTCCCAACAGAATAAAGAAGACCCCCTCACGGAGTAGTGTGAGGGGGTCTTTCTGTGTCTAGCAGTTTTGGTGGTGTTGCCATGTCCGCATGAAAGGTACACAGCGTGTGCACACCTTATGCTCACCACCCCAATAGCATTTAGCTATGACTATCAAAGCTGGGGAATGCCACCACCAGCACCGATAACAACGCACTATCCGCTGATCCTGACCTTGGCTGTGAAGAGCCTGTCCGGTACACGCGCTCTGAAAGTGCTTCTAAGGGGCGCGGAGCACTCGTTACACCTGTAGGTCTGGTAAGTGCTTACGTTGGCCTTGGTGGACTTCTCAAGGGCTGTGAGGGATGTGCTGCCACAGTTCGGGCAACGCTGTTCGCCGTCTTCAATCGGCAGGTACATTCCCATGTGAGGATGTTTCTCGATCCAAGGCAGCACACTGAAGTACAGTTTCTCGGTAACCTTGATGTCACCAATGTTGTACTTCTTCATCATGGCCCACGCCTTGGCGTCACCGGCCATACACTTGACCCAGAGTTCGTGGCCGATGTGAGCTACCTTGGCACCGATACCAAGCCGCTGAACAACGTAGTCCAGCTTGTTGCTGGGGAAGCGGAATGCCTTCTTCACTGCCACGAGCAAATCGACATTCTTGTACGGAGTTGGCGGGGCATAACCCGCGTCAAGGAATTCCGTGTGAAGGTGCTTCATGTCAAAGCCCTGTGAATTGTAGCCGATAATGATGTCAGCTTCATTCACCAATTCGTAGGCCGAACGAATCATTTCTTCGTGACCGTCGTGGAAATTGGATTTGAAGATAATCTCTGGGTGGCCTACCCATTTGGCTGCAAATGAAATGATTTCCTGTGGCAATTGCAATTGAGCCAGAGAAACGTTCTGCTGCCACAATCCCCAGACGTGGGCAATGTTGGGAGAGTTCTCAATGTCGATGACCAGCACACGCACATCGTTTTTGCGAAGGCGTTTCCCCATCTTGGCTGTGGCGTCAAGCGCCTTTATGAGTTCACTCAATTAGAGTCCCAAGACCTCTCGACGGTACCGCTTGACAGAGGATGCGCTGACCTTGTAGTTTAGTCCTGTGAGCGTCTTGGACAGGGCATCAGCGGACCAGACATCCGGTTCTGAGAGCGCAGTCTCAAGTGCATCCTTCTCTTCCTCAGTGACTTGAGTCAGAATGTGATCCAGCTTACGTGGATTGATCTTCGGCGGGTTTCCAAGAGCGCCAAGCAGTTCAGTCAAGGGTGTTCCTCCAGTGGGTTGTAGTT